AACACAGTGCGGCGTGCAGATTGGTTTACACCGGAAGACCGGGATGCAGGAGCAACCGTTTGCACGGGTCGGTTGGCTGAACGATTATTCATACTAGCAGATTGAAACTTATGTGGAAAGGCCTCCTTAATGCGGCGGTCTAGCTCCTCATAATAATCATCACCGCGTGGATCAAAACCTTCTTGACTCACGAGTTGAATATGGATGCCGCGAACGGCTGCGGTCATGGCCACATCACGGCCAAACCATTCATTCTTTTCTGCCCATTCTTCAGCACGTGGATCAACCTGTGCAGGTTGTTGACGTTGCTGTTGGGGCTGCTGAGCATAAGCCTGTTGCTGTTGCGCTTGTGCAGTACGTTGCTGTTCTTGGGCCTCACGATAAGCTGCTTCATCTTGCAAACGGCGCTGTTCAACAAGAATAGAAGTCAGCCTTTCTTGGGCTTCCGTCTCCGTATCCATGTCGCCTTCTTCACGCGCTTTTTTCATGATCTGCTTAAGCGCCATGATCTGCGTGTCAATCCTGCCCTTGGCCTCGCCCATGCGCTGGCCGTCAGCTTGCACGTAGCGCTGCTGCACTTCTTGCATCCGTGCTTGCATCTCCTGGGCCACGCGAATCGCTTCTTGCTCACGGCGCTCGGTTTCACGCAAACGTGCGGTTAGCTTATCAATACGCTTTTGGACTTTCTCGCCGTACTGATCAAGATCTTCTGTGGTGGTTTGGTGCTGTTGTGTTTGCACCACCGGAGGCTCAGGTTTATCAAGAACTTCTGCTTTACCCTCTTCATTAATACTGACGGTAGCAGGCTCTTCGTCCTCGCCTATTTTGAATTCCAATTGTTCATTACTCATTAGGGTTCCTTACATGTGAACGATATCTTGCGGGTTGCTAATGACACCAAGCACTTCATCGTCGTTAATAAAACGAATCTCACCACCATCAATTGGAATGCGCGCGCCCGCGTAGCGACCAAAAATAATCCAGTCACCTTCCTTGCACCACGCACCGTCAGGAAACTTCTCCTGGTCGTAGTAGGCCAGTGGTCCAAGCTTCAACACGTAGCCCACCGTTGTTGCAACCTGCGTGCGCTTTTGTGTTTCTTCCGATAAGGCAATCCCACCCCGAGTTTTTTGCGCGCCTCGATAAGGCAAGATGGCAAGCCGCCATCCGGTGGGACGTGGTAAGCGATCCAAGACACTTGACTCGATAAGCTCCGGGTCAAAGTTGCCTTCTTGGTCATAGGCATCGTCAAGCGCAGGCTTGCGCTCTTCTTTTTCCTCCAACCATTTCTGTTCAAGTGCCGTTAGTGCTGTCATAAGCTTTCCTCTCGCTCGTTTAAAAGATCTTTGACTGTGACCTCTACAAGCTTGAGCGCCTCAAGACGCCCCATCAGAAAGCGATACCGTTCCATATCAGGAACCGATCCGTTGAGCACAAGTCCTTCCGTGCTTTCACGTAGTGTTCTAATTTCTCGCAGTATGCGTTCAACTAAATCAAGCATGGCCACAGTCCATGAAAAAGCAGGTGGTATCACCCCCACCTGAAAGGTCCAACCCCACTAGCAAATGCGTGTGCGCTTCATCCGAGTGACTTTGCCCTGGCCACGGCCCGTGACAAGACCACCCTTTTTGTAGCCCGCTTCCTGATAAGCCTCGTATTCACGTGCTTTTTCAGGAACCTCTTCCATCATTTTGCGTCCTTCTTTGATCTCATCACGTGCAGACTTTGCTGCGGTGGTTGAGATCTTCGATAGCAAGTCGCTTTCGCCTTCGATGCCTTTGCGCGTCATTTCACGCGCTCTTTCCATCTTGGCTTTTTCGCTTGCAGTCGGCTTGCGATATGTCATAGGCATCATCTACTCCTAGTAAATTTTCACAGGACGATTGCCGTCCTTTTTCTTAACCACCATGAAAGGTCCTTGGACCCCGCCTCCGCCGCGCATCTTGCGCGACTTACCTGCTGTTGAATAAGCAATCGCTGCCGCTTGCTTAATGGCAGCACCTTTGTTTTCTGGCGTGCTGGTTCCAATCTTGCCCGTCTTTTTGTACGAGCTGATCATCTCGCCAATATTGCCTGAGATGACCTTTTGACTCTTACCCTTTTTAAGCGGCATTTGAAGGCCTCCGTTGATTAATCATTTGAACATTCTGCTGGCGACGCGCATTGCGGTCCATGAGGTCCGCCCGCTCGCGTGCAACGGTTGCCCGTTCAGCAGCAATGCGCTCCTGGGATTGGATGCGCTGCTGATTGGCCATCATATTAGCCTGCGTGCGCTGTTGCTCCATGGCTAGGCGCTGGCGATCGATTTGCTGATCGGCTTGATCGGCTTGCGCGCGGATCTGGAGCTCCTTTTCCTTGAGCATGACCAACGGATCAGGGCCCTGGCCTTGGTTACCGATTAACTGGTTCTGAAGATCGCGGATCTCCTGCATAAACGCTGCAATTTTCAAAGCAACCAACGCTTCGCGCTGAAGTTCTGACACCATGCGATCGGGATCCTTGCCGTACTCCAGGAAAAGCTCGGCTTCCGCAGCTTCTTCGGCCTTTAGTCGCACGTGATGCAAGATGTGCTTGTGCAAGGTCATCGCCGCCATCGGCTGCGCTTGCAACATGGGCGATAAACCCATCATCAAGTGCGATGCGATGTGGGCATCGTGCTGTTGACCAGCAAATGCCTTCAATTCCATCGTATCTAAGACGTCCGCGTTCTCCGTTGCCGGATCCTTGGGCATTTGGCTGCGCTGCGGGCGCAAAATGCTGTCAATGTCGCGCACATTCATCGCGGTATACACCCGATAGTACGCTTCATAGATGTTATGCATTTGCGGCGCGCTCTGTGCCATTTGCAATTGCATTTGCGCAAGCGTCAGACGCTGGGCTGATGAGAAAATGTTGGGATCAGAGACCGGCTGCACCGCAACAAGGTTGTTGAAGTCCGATTTCTTGATCTTTCTTGACGCTCCGGGCACGTCATAGGGGTACTCATCAGGTAAATACGACCCAAAGCCCTCGGCCAAGAGCTCAAACTCTTCTTTTAACGCATAGTGCAGCCGCTTATGGATGGCCGACATGACCTGCGTGCCGCGTTCAAGCAGTGCAAGCGTTGTTCCGACCTGCGCCATCTGGTTGCCTTCGCCCACTTGCATGTCCGCGATGCTTGCCAAGCGTCTTCCGGCGTCCACACAAAAGCCAAGGAGAGCAAAAAGCGTCTGCGAAGGCTCTTTGTAGGGCAAAGGCAGCATGTTTTGCTGCAATTCCGCCCCGCCCACGTCAATATCGCGCCATTCTCCGGGCTGGATCGGGTTATCCTGGTCCGCGATCCTTGCGCCTTTGGCCTTGAAGCCCGCTGGCAGGTTCGAGAGCGTGCCCGCATCGAGCAATTGGCGCAGTGCAGAGGTTGCCGTCTTGGAAAGGCCACCGATTAAATGCACAAAGCCCAAGCCGTACGACCCAAGGCCCTCGATCAGCACGTAATGGACAAAATAATTGCGCCGATTCTTGCGATCATCGTCCCCTTTCCAGTTCCGACGCACGCCAATGACGCGTTTTGTCGCCTCATCCAGCGTAATCACATACGGAAGCTTGATGCCCGTGGGCTCGCCCTTGTCATCAAGGTCCTCGAACCCCGGTAAATCGTAGTCCACCTGGAATTCAAGCAGGAAAACTTCCTCTGGCGCACCCGTTTCCACCACGCCCGTCTGCTTATCGACCTGATAACGGATCTGACTGGCGTCTGACGGGTAAAGTTCGCCCTCAATCACCACATCCAAGTACTCGCCTGCGACCACGCGCTTGCGATATTCGTTGGAATCCATCGCAATGCGGTGCGTGATCCGTGGGCATTGGCTCATGACGCTTGATCCGTAGTACGGAATAAACACGTCGTCTGCCAAAACAAGCTTTGAGACCATCCGCCCGAGCTGTTCGTCGTAGTAAACCTTCTTAAATACCGACCCACCGTAGCCCAAATAGAACATCGCCTGATCAAACTCGGGCGTATATTCCTTCATCACGGTCGTAATTTGGTAATTCATGAAGTCCTGCACGCGTCCAGCCTGCTGGAACTTGTCCAAGGTCTCTTTGCCCAGGATCTCCGTGCGCACAGGACCGCCCGCTGGCATCAATTCCTTGGTCGCTTGCGCCTGAAACTGGACCACGGCCTCCATCAACAAGGGATGAGTCGCCGCTGCCGCACCTCGAAAGGGCTTGGTGCGCTCTTGAAAGTTCATCCCTAAGAGCTCAAGGCCCTTGGCATAGGTCTGCTCCCAATCAGAACGGCTTGATTTATCCGCTTCAAAAAAGGCCGAGAGGTCAATGGCGATCTTGGATAACGTGTCATCGTCCACGACCTCGGCAAGGTTGGCATAGAAATCCACCTCGCTGTCTTCATCATCCCCGATCTCGACCGTCGCTCCACCGTCCGCGTCAAGCACGATCTCAATGTCTGGCATATCTTCCTGCTCGATCTCGATCGATGTTTCAGGGGCTTCGTAGAGGGCTTTGTCAATGGGCATGTTTAGGCCTTTTTGCGGGGACTTACACGCTTAAGTGTATTGAGTTGTTTCTTAGAAGTCGATGTTCCACGTGAAACATCGACACTTGGGACTTCGTCCGGGTTGGGGGAGCCGTCGGCGAACTTAGCAACAGGCGGCAATGTTCCACGTGAAACATCACCGCCGTCAGCTTTTTTTGAGATGAATTCCTCGACGCTGACATCCCCGCCCTTGTTTAAAAACGCCACACCGTAGGTGCCGCCCATCATATTCGGGGGCGTGCGTCCTTCTTTTTGGCCCAGGGTCCGGTAGTGATAAGACGCGTACTCCTCGGGGGTCATGGTGGCCTTCCAGTTCTTTTCGTACTCCGCAAGCAAATCCGGATAGCGCTCAAAGTAACTCTTTTGCATATCCTTGCTTGCCAGCAACGCCGCACGATTCCTTGACAAGAACGGATCGAACGCCGCAGCAAGTGCTGCCGCATAAGGTGCCTGCCCAAACTGCGAACGCGCAGCGGTCATCTCAGCCGTAGGTGCAACCGTGGGCGTCTGCTCGATATTCCTTAACCGCAGCTGTGCCGACAGGGTTGGGTCCGTCATCACATAATCACGAAACGCTGTGGCAGCACCCGCAGGCGCTTGGGTCGGGAGCGCCGTATCAGCCGCCGATGCCTTGCTGTAAAAATCCCTAAAGCTCCGATCCAACTCCGCACGATCCCTGGCAAAGCGCTGACTTGCCGATAAGGGCATGCGCATTTCCCCCGTGACAGGATCCACCGTCACACCGGGCACATCGGCAAGATTTAATAAGGACCGTGGCCTGCTCGTCACCCCAGGCGGTGTCCAATTAAATACCGTCGTTCCCGTGGCGGGAGTCAGCTTTGCAGCAGGGCTGTAGTTGTATCCCGTCACACGGCCAAAGCGATCATAGATCGGGGTGCGTGGTGCAGAAGCCCTGAACTCCGTATCAAGCTGCGGGAGCTTGACTTGCTCAGCCTCGGGGATCTTGCCAACGATGGCGGTGCCCGGATCAAGGCCCTCTTGGCCAGGGGTGAGCGCCGCTGGTGGCGCTTCAGGTGGTGGGGCTGTGGGCGGGACGAACTTTTCCGTGAGCTCGGGCAGTGGTGGGGCAGGCGGCAAGACGGTAACGGGAGCCGTGGGTCTTACTGGTTCAGGCTCAGGTTCCGTAGGCAATGTCTTGGCCCGACCTTCCGCGTCCGGGCGCAATAAGGTATCCGGTGCGCGCCACCTGTCCATATACGCTTTGCCCATGGCCTTCTCAAGGTCCGCATCCGAAACGCCATAAGCCTGCTGCGCTTCTTGAAGCTGCGCCATGCCAGGGTTGGTGCCAAAGAAGTCGCGAATATTCTGGTAATACTTCTCCGCACCGATCCCACCCTCTTGGGTAGCAAACTTCAAACCTTCCGATACCTCGCCTCCCTTGGCAAAGCCTTGTACTTGAAGGTTCTGCAACATGCGTCGCGCATCACTGACCTCGCCGCCCATGGCTGCGCGCAGTTGTCCTACCTCATCGACCATGCCGCCTTGGGCAAAACGCTTAAACATATTTCTTGCCTCTCCACCCTGGGCCATTTTGACCACGCTTAAATCACCACGAATCGGGAAGGGCGAGCTATTGCCAGCGGACAACCCGTACTTGCCTTCCAAGGCCATGCCTTGGCCACCGCCCCCTCCTCCAGATGCACCGCCCCCGAAGCCTGTAACCGATGGAAACGCATTACCAATAGCGCCACCCGTTGAAGGCATACCTCCGGTTAATCCGCCTGTTGAGGTGCCTCCGGTTAATCCGCCTCTCGAAATTGGATTTAAAGCGGGTAGCGGACTTAGAGAGGGAAACAAGGAGGGTTGCCCTGCATTAAAAAGCCCCTGGCCCGTCGATCCAAAAAGTCCCGCGCTTTGATTTACGTTAGAAGTTGTGCCAAACGTATTTGCAGTTCCCATAACCCCTGAAAAAGGATTTTTTTCTTGGTACTCCGAAAGACCTTTTACGTATTCAACGCCAAGCGGTGCGGCTTCTCTTCTCAATGTTTCGTACTGGTTCAGCAAAGCAGGATCTTTGTAGTATTGTGGATTCGCTTCTACAAAAGAATCTAATTGACCTAAAGCCCCTCTGTACTGCTGACCAAGGGCGGTTTTGTCAAACTCGCTTGCTGTTCGAGAAGTGTAATCACTATAGGTCTCTGGGTTTTGACTTGCGCTGGGCGCGGCTCCAAATCCAGCCGAGTTACCAAACAACGATGCTCTTGTGCCTGCTGTTGTTCCAATAGGTGGTGGAAAGGCTCCAAAGATAGTATTTGGCGAAGACCTAAGCGGATTCAGGCGTATGTCCCTAGCCATGTCCTCGGGTGTAACCGTACCTGCCTGACCTTGTAGCTCCCGCATTTCCTGTTCTCTTCGACGATTAGACATCGTTCGAGCTAACTGTTGCTCAGGTGTCAAAGCAGGACCCCGGTACATCATGTCTGCGACCATTGGTTCATCCATGGTTAGCGCAGTTTGTTGTGGAATTCGTTCAGGCCTGCTTCCAAAATTTTTTAAAAAAGCAAAAACATCATTTGATGTTGTCATGACTGCCCCTGGCCAGGGTTAAGGAATGGGCAGATTATCACCCTAGTAATACTCAAACTCAAGCTGCGTAGCAGGCTCATCGGCCTCATCGTCATCCAAGGCCACAAAATTACCCGCGCGAAAACGCATGATGGCCTGCACCGTACTGTCCACCAAATCGTCCGAATCGCCCTTGGGGAAGGCCGCGCACTCCTCAATCAATTCCTCTGCCCACTTCGTCTCCGGTGCCCAGACCATCCCCGCCTCAAACACAGGGGCGACCGAATTAGCCCTGGATATCTTATCCTGGCCCGCCTTCCTGCCGCCTGGGTTATACATCGTCACAGGAATCCCTACCCGTCTTAACTCCTGCTGCAACGTGATGCCCGTCGCTTTGCCCTCGATCAAGACATTATCCGGTCGCCAATGATCGTACTGCGCCTTGGCAACACGCTTTAGTTCCGGGAAGTCCCAGCGCCCTTTTTTAACATCAAGAAGGATGATGGCCGGTCCGTCGTCCGCACTGGGCCTGAAGACGCCCCAGGTCGTGATGGCAGAAAAATCTGCTGTCTCCTTCTTGCTATAAGCTGTGTCATAACTCTGGATAATGTACTCAACCTGTGGTGTGTATTCATGTTCCCAGACCATCCACCATTCGCGTTTGAGAATCGCCCCCTCATCATTGGTGGGCTGCTGCTGATACATCGACTGCCACTTCTGCACCGACAAGGTGGCCCTGACCTTCTGTAACTCATCAAGGCTCCAGTAGCTTGGCCAAAGGGGCTTTTCGTTCTCGGTGTTCTCATTCAATATCGCAGGAAATTCAATCACTTCCCACTGATCCGACTTGGGCTCAGCCTGCGCCTTAATCAACCTTGCCGTCAGATCTTTCATCCCCCAACGGGTCATCACCACCACAACCGCCCCTCCGGGCTGCAATCGAGACCTCGGTCCCGACGTGTACCACTCCCAGGCATTGTCAAGAGACAACTCCGACAAAGCGTCTTGCTCCGAGTGCGGATCGTCAATAATCAAAATATCCGCACCGCGCCCTGTCATCGCACCGCCCACACCGACCGCGTAGTACTCACCGCCACCGTTCGTGTCCCAGCGACCCGCAGCCTTGGAGTCCGCTTTCAAGCTGACTTCAGGGAACAATTCTTTATAACTATCTTGGTCCATGAGGTTGCGGACTTTTCTGCCAAAACGTACCGCGAGTTCGCCATTGTGTGTGGCTTGAATGATCTTGGACCGAGGCTCATGGCCCATGGCGTAGGCAGGCAAAAGGTAACTCGCGAACTCCGACTTTGTATGCCTGGGTGGCATGTTGATGATCAAGCGCTTGAGCTCGCCTTTGACAAGACGGTCAAATGCGCTTGCCATCTTTTCATGATGCGCGCTGAAGATGGCCTCGGGCCAGACGTATCGGGCGAACTCGATGAACGAAGACTTGGCCATGTCTCGCGACTCAAGGATCCTGAGCCGTAGCTCAAGCTTCAAGCGTTCTGCTTCGATGTCCGGGGGAAGGGCCATAGGTTTTGGAATTTGCAAAAAATTTTCAGGGAAATCGGTTCTAGAAACAAGGGGGTGGGTTTCCTGGAAGTGAAAAGTATACGCTTATCTGAATTTTGTTTCGAGGCCCTATTGTTTCTGCGAAACCGGGCCAAGGTCGGCGTCCGCTGCGAGGTGCGGCCATTTGGCCTAGATTCTAGAACCTAGATCGCTCTACGCTCTAGAATCGATACCGGGACTCGCCCCGGGGGCGGGGGCCCGGGAGCCGTGGACCATGCGAGCCGAGCCGGGGACCGGGAGCCGTG